GAAATTTAGGTGGTGATAAGGAAACGAAAAGAAAAGTAGCAGCAGTTGATACTATTAAAAAGGCTGGTGTTGATGTTGACCAAGTTCCTGACCATGTTCAAAATGCATTAACAAAGGATTATTCTAAAGTAATGAAAGCCATTGACCAAAAGAAAAATGGTGGATATAGACCATAGAGGTAATTAGATGGCATTAGATAAAGAGTTTTTAAAGTATAAACTTGAAAAAATTAAAAATGATAGAATTTTTAAAGAACAAGATACTGAAACTAAAAAGAGAATAAGAAAAGAAAATGCAAAATTAGCGAAAGAAGAAGCTGATGCAATACATTCTTATTTGACTGGTGAAGATGATATTGATAGACTTGACAATAAATCTTTTTTAGAAAATAGAGCACCTGGTAATTTATTCTTAACACCAAAAAGAGTTAAGGAAGGAAAAGGAACTAAGATAACGGCTACTCTTAATGTAAAACAAGTTCAGTCAGATCCTAAAACTAAAAAGAATTCATTATCAAAATTATTAAAAAGATTTAGAACGGTATCTAAATTCAATTTAGATTTTGGAAAACAACTTATAATATTTAAGAAAATTTTTGATAAATTAAATCTTAACTTTAGTAATGATGAGATTAAATTTAATGGTCACATGAACGCGGAAGGATATAGAACAGTTGAAGATGAATCTGAATTTGAAGGTATATCAGATGAATTTCAAGTAAGTGATGTTGATTTAGATGATAATGGTAATATAGTACCAAATTCATATAGAAGGGCAATATTAGTTGTCAAGAATGGTTTAATAGTAGAGGTTAGGAGAGTAACATAATGGGAGCAAGAGAAAAAGATTTAAATCCAGATGTCTTTATAGGACTTGAGTTGCCTTTAGGATATTCCGATACGGGCCACTTCAAACAAACCAAAACCACATTTGAACAGGCAAAATATAATATAATAAATTTAATGAAAACAATACCTGGTGAAAGACTTGGACAGCCAGGATTTGGTTCAGATTTACATACTAAATTATTTGAACCGATGACTGAAACCTTTAATGATGAATTGGATGATGCTATTCGAACTTCCTTATCTACTTGGTTACCATATATAAACATTAAAAAAATAGATATAACAAAACCAGATTATAACCTCAATAGAATAAATATTGATATAGATTTTGGGTTGTCATTTGAACCAAATAGATTTGAATCAGTTTCTATAAGTTTTGACCAGTTTGAATCAGCCGTAAAACAATAGGAGAATTTAGATGGCTAAAAAGAGTGTCAGTAAAGATGTAAAATATTTAAACAAAGATTTTTCTGCTTTTAGAGATGGTCTTATAGAATTTGCTAAAACATATTTTCCAAATACCTATAACGATTTCAACGAATCAGATCCAGGTATGATGTTTATTGAAATGGCATCTTATGTAGGAGATACTTTATCTTATTATATGGATGAACAATTTAAAGAAAGTTTATTATCTTTTGCAGAAGAAAAGAAAACCATATATGAAATAGCACAAGGATACGGATATAAACCAAGATTATCATCACCTGCCAGTGTGGTATTGGATGTTTACCAAACCGTACCTGCAACACCTGCACCAAATTCCTTACCTGATGAAAATTATTGTCTTAATGTAATGGCAGGTATGGAAGTAACATCAACAAATGGAACTGTATTTAGAACTATTGATGATGTAATTTTTTCAGATTCAAGTTCAATGAGTCCAAGAGAAGATAGTATAGCAGAAATTGATGATGACCAAAATGTATCAAAGTGGTTGTTAAAAAAATCGGTAAAGGCAGTTAGTGGAAATGTAACCACAGAAACTATTTCGTTTGGTGCAGCTGAAAAGTATAAAAGAATTGCTTTAGCAAATTATCCTGTATTAGAAATAATGTCCGTAACAGATAGTGATAATAACAAATATTATGAAGTTCCGTTTTTGGCACAAGATACGGTTTATGGTGATTTTCAAAATAACGAAAAAAATTCACCTGATTTAGTAGATGGTAGAAATTTTGCACCATTCTTGTTAAAACTTATTAAGACATCTAAAAGATTTAAAACTTATATTAGAACAGATGGTAAAACCGAAATGAGATTTGGTTCAGGAGTTGCAGCAGAAAGTGATGAAGAAATTATTCCAAATCCAAGTAATGTTGGTTCAAGTTTACCAGGTACACCAAGTTTTCTTGATACTGCATTTGATCCTGCAAACTTTTTAAATACCGACACTTACGGTCAATGTCCAACCAATACCACTCTTACGATAAAGTATTCATATGGTGGTGGTATTGATGACAATGTAGCATCCAATCAGATTATAAATATTACAAAACAAACTGCAGAAACGGATACCTCAGTTTCATTAAATGACAATTTAAGATTACAATCATTAAATTCTGTAGCGGCTATTAATGTAAACCCAGCAACAGGAGGTGGTGGAGCAGAAACACTTGAGAATGTTAGAATAAATGCAACAGCATATTTTCAGGCACAAGGAAGGGCAGTAACTAAAGATGATTTTATAACTCGTGTTTATTCTTTACCACCAAAATATGGTAATATAGCAAAAGTATTTATGTTACAAGATGAACAAGTGGCTGGGAATGAACAAAATGAAGGAGATCCAACATATCAGGCAAATCCATTAGCATTGAATATGTATATGTTGGGATATGACAACAACAAAAAATTAGTTCAATTAAATCAAGCAGTAAAAGAAAATATACAAGTCTATTTAAGTCAGTATAGAATGATGACAGATGCAATACAATTAAAAGATGCTTGGATTTGTAATATAGGTCTTGATTTTGCCATATATACAAAACGAGGATTTAATAAACACGAAGTACTTTTAGCATGTGTAACACAATTAAAAAAATATTTTCAAATAGATAAGTGGCAAATAAACCAACCAATTATTTTAGCCGATGTTGTATCTGAAATACTTGGAGTTGAGGGAGTTGCAACCGTAGTAAAACCAAGAGAGGATAGTACAGAATTAATTCAGATACATAATAAGTTTGGTACAATAAACAATCTTACTTATTCTGATAACATATATGATGTAGCGTCTGCAACATTTAATAGTGTAGTTTATCCATCTGTGGATCCTGCAGTATTTGAAATTAAATATCCTGATACCGATATTAGGGGTAGGGTGATGGGAGACTTATAATGCATTATTTTGAATTCGCAACAAAAGACACAACAATATATGAAGCTAGTCAGAGTTTGAACTCAGGATTGGATGAGATACTTGAGGTACGAAAGGACATAAATCCTGATGGTACTATTACTAATGTTTCTCGAGCACTTTTAAAATTTGATTTATCTTATATTTCAGAGTCTATTGTAAATGGTTTAATAACAAGTCCAAGATTCTTTTTAAACTTATATGATGCTAATTCAGAAGCGTTAGCTACATCTGATATGTTATGGGCATATCCTGTAAGTCAATCTTGGGAGATGGGTTCTGGTAGAAGTGATTCATATCCAAGAATTGGAAATGGTGCAAATTGGAAATACAGAGATGGTTCACCAACCGAAACTGCTTGGTTTGGTAGTTATTCAACATTACAAGGTAGTACTTTTGCAAGTGGAACACTTTCTATTAGTGATGGAAATTATATAAATCAAGAATTGACTATTGGTAGTGTTGACTTTATGTTTGTAAATGATGGAACTAATTTTGATAATTCAGCATCAGAATTATATATTGTTTCTGCATCAACAACTGGCAGTTCGTTACAAAATTTAGCAGGAGCAATAAACGATAGTAGTTCATTACATGGATTGTCAATTTCAGCAAGTGTAGATTTATCTGTTGAAGGTGGGGGACAAATAATATTATCAGGAAGTGCTAGAGGAACTACATCAAACTACGCAGCAGCATCTTCATCTGGATTATTTGTTTTTGGAAGTGGAGATAATGCATTAGAAGGTGGAACAGATGAAACCATATCCCTATCAGGTGGTGGTGGAACTTGGTATAGTGGTAGTGGATATGAAGCATCACAATCATTTAATCATGAAGCAGCCGACCTTAGAATGGATGTTACTAACATTGTTAATAGTTGGTTAGGTGGTAGTACTAAAATTACAAATGAAGGATTTATACTAAAAAGAAGTGGTAGTATGGGAAATACTGATACAAGTTTGGCCGAAGGTAATACTGATCACTTAGGTAATTTTAAATTTTTTAGTAGAGAAACCCATACGGTTTTTCCACCAAAATTAGAAGTAGTTTGGGATGATTCCTCTTGGAGTACGGGTTCATTAAGTCCACTAACATCTGATAATTTACAAGATATGATTCTTTATATGAGAGGACTAAGACCAGAATACAGAGAAAAATCAAAGGTAAAATTTAGAGTTACGGGTAGAGAAAGATATCCTGAAAAGTCATATTCAACAAGTGGATATAGTACAGGATATACAACCGTAAAATATCTACCGAGTGGAAGTTCATATTATCAAATAAGAGATGCATATACAGAGGATATTATTGTTCCATTTGGTGATGGTACAAAGTTAAGTTGTGATTCAACAGGAAACTATTTTAATTTGTGGATGGATGGATTACAGGCAGAAAGGTTTTACAGAGTAGAGTATAAAATTGTAAGTGGAAGTGGAACATCAGATGAAACGGTAGAATTTTATGATGAGAAACATTCATTCAAAGTAGTAAGATAAAGGAGAAAAAATGCCATACATAATAGCAGAACCATGTGTAGGAACTTGTGATACAGCATGTGTTGAGGTTTGTCCAGTAGATTGTATCCACGGCCCATACGACAAAGAGGGTAGAGGTGAAGAAGCAAAAGTA